CCTATGTTCAACTGCAGCAGGTGATCCAGGCAGAGAATGAATATAAAAAATCTCTTTTAAATGCAGATGCCGGACAGAAAAAGGCAAAAGCATCTGCGGATAAATTAAGGGACTCTGTAAATGGCGCTGGTAAAGCGGCGAAAAACTCAGGGAAAGGGATGCAGCTCTTAGGCCGGATCAGTCGCATGATGATGATGCGGTTTGTCATGCAGGCGGTAATGGCAGTGATGAGCGCAACAAAAGAGGGCTTCCAAAATCTTGCGAGATATTCAGGAAGCGCAAACCAGACATTATCCGGTCTGTCCTCTTCTTTATTATATTTAAAGAACAGCCTGGCAGCCGGTTTTGCTCCCATTTTAAGTGTTGCGGTACCGGCAATCACTGCATTGATTGATGCGATAGCCCAGGCACTGGCCTGGATCGGGCAACTGGTAGCGGCATTAACTGGGAAATCCACCTTTGTGAAGGCTAAGAAGACCCAGGAAGATTATGCAAAAAGTCTTAAAAAGACAGGAAGCGCAGCAAAAGACGCAAAGAATAGTCTGGCAGCTTTTGATAAATTAAATGTCTTAAGTCAAAATAATGCAGGTGGCGGAGGCGGCGGTTCCGGAACAGATCCGTCCCAGATGTTTGAAACGGTGGCAGTATCCAGCTCACTGTCAAAAGCCCTGGATGCATTAAAAAAGAAATGGAGTGATCTGTCTAATCTGTTTGCCAAAGGATTTAAGGTAGGATTAGGAGATACTACTTCCCGGTTCGCTACGATCCAGAAAGGGCTTCAGAGTATTAAGGAAAGCCTGGCTGATATTTTTTCAGATCCGCGAGTCCAGGCTGCAGCAAGTACCTGGGGAAATAAAATGGTCTATGATTTAGGCGTGATCGCAGGTTCTGTTGCGTCAGTTGGTATTACGCTGGCAGCAAACCTGGTCGGTGGCACTGCAAAGTATCTGGAAGAAGCCCGGGAACGGATCAAGCAATATATCATAGACATGTTTGATATAACCGGGGACATAGCAGATATTGTGGCAAATTTTTCCGCAGCTTTCGCAGAAGTATTCAGTGTCTTTGCAGATGAAAACGGGCAGACATTTACTGCAAATCTGATTGGCTTTTTTTCCAACTCCTTCATGGGTTTTACAGAAGTGTTTGCCAAGCTTGGGCGGGATCTTTTAAACGCCCTGCTGACTCCTCTTACAAATAATACGGCCGGTTTTAAACAGGCATTTGACGGGCTTCTGGGAGTTGCTGCTCAGATAATGGGAGATCTTAAAGATCTGTTTACAGATGCGTTTGATCAGATAAACCAGACATATGATGAGCATGTAGCACCTATGTTTGACGCATTTACAGAGGGACTTACAGAAATCCACAAAAGCGCTCTGGAAGCATTTGAAACATACATATTGCCGGCACTTCAGAAAGTGGCAGATAAATTTACAGAAGTCAAAAGCCAATATTTGCAGCCATTTATTAAAAGTTTTGTAGAATTATTCGGAAACGTTGCAGATACCCTAACCGTCTTATGGAACCAGGTACTGCAGCCGCTTTTAAACTGGATCGTTCAGAGTTTTGCCCCGCTTATTGGTGCAGCCATTGAAAATGTTGGAGGATTTTTTACTGCGCTTCTTGCGGTAGTAAGCACTGCAGCCCAAGGTGTAACAGACGCTTTAAACGGCATCCTGGAGTTTATACAGGGCGTATTTACCGGAGATATGGAAAAGGCCTTAAATGGTATAAAAGATATATTTAAGAGTGTTTTTAACGGGATCATTTCCACAGTAGAAGTTGCGATCAATCATATTGTGGAAGGTTTAAATGGTATCAGTTTTGATGTACCGGACTGGGTGCCCCTTGCCGGTGGTCAGCATTTTGGATTTAATGTCTCATCGATGAAACTTCCTAGACTGGCTACAGGAACCGTTGTTCCAAGACAGGCCGGAGAATTTGCGGCGATCCTTGGAGACAACAACCGGGAAGCAGAAGTTGTCTCTCCATTGTCTACGATCAAGCAGGCATTGCTGGAAGCTTTGAAAGAGGCAGGTGCTGGACTGGGTGGAGATATTCAGCTGATGATCAATCTGGATGGAAAGGTAGTGTATGAAAATGTGGTAAAACGTAACCGGTTGGCAAGAAAGCAGACGGGAAAAAATCCGCTGCTTGTGTAAGGAGAAAGGACTATGGCTTTTAAAGGATGGCTTATAAAGTTTGGAAATACCGTCCTTCCGAATAAGTATCTGGAGAAATATAAAAGTACACCCAATCAGAGACTGGAACTGGATGCATCCCGTGATGCAACGGCATTGCTCCACCGTCAGACATCGCCGAATTATAAGACGAGCCTGACAGTACCGATCCGGAAACTGTATCTGGGTGAAAAGATAGTCGTTAAAGCGATCATAGATGCGGGGATCGTGTCAGGAGGAGAGCGGGAAAGAAAGGTATCTGTCACGTATTGGAACGATGAGGAAATGGATTATAAGTCAGGAGTATTTTATATCGCAGATATTGAATATACGATCTCTCATGTGAATGAAAGAAAACTGGATATGGTCTATGAGCCATTTGATATTCAGTTGACAGAATATTAGGGAGGCAGCTTATGTTAAATGTGGATGAACGATTAAAAGAACTGTATCGGGCAGACAGTACAGATAAACAGCTGATCCTGGACTTTTATCACAAAGGAGAAGAAGAACCTTACCTGCATCTTTCAAGCAGTAACATAAAAGCGGAAACAATGGAACTGGATGAGGCATTGTC